AAGCGTCAGCAGAAGTATTGGGACGTGGTCTGGACCGAAGAGGGCCTTGCCAAACTGATGGCCCAGTTCGGGTTCAACGAGACGGAGGCGGTAGTCATCAAGAACGAGCCGCTGTTCAAGTCCGAGGGCAAGGTCGTCGGCAAGTATGGCAACAAGCGGCTCATCATGGTCGACGTCGACGGCAAGAACCAGCCCGTGCTTGTCCGGGATTCAGACTACTTCGCCGTCGGCATGACGGTACCGCTTCGCCGGGACGGCGAGCGACTGGTGGCCGCCCGCCACCCCCGCTTCCCGGGTCGTTGGTGATTGACCGACTGTTCCACGGGGAACAATCTTAAGCATGGCAGATAAACAGATACCCGGCGTAGGAGGAGCCCCGCTTCCTCCTGAGGACCAGTACAAGCCCAGTTTCCTTGAAGAACAGACAGGGATTCGCTTTGCTGGTATCAATCCGTTTCGTTCTCAGGCTCAGGCGGACATTCATGCCCGTGCCCGGTATGAGACTATAAGGGTCTGGAGCGATGCCCAAGACAGGTTGGTTTCAGCCGGGGAATACCTCCGTGAAACTGAGCCTGTTGCGGAAAGAGTCCTTGAACAAACTGTTTCCGAGGCCGTCGACGTTGAACAAAAAGTGCTTAGGAAACAGATGGTCCGAAAGGGCGGGTTGGGAATTGCTGACCCAGAAGCCGCCACCCGTGATTACGTCATCAATCAGACCGTCGGAAAGGTGCCTATCGCAGGAAAACTGCTTGGACGGGCGGCCTCAAAAATTGCTGGCCTAGACGTTACCGAGATGGGTGACGCTACGATTGATGGGGCCCGTCGTCGAGCCTCTGATGCTATTCGTGCGGAATACGACCAACTGGCTATCCATTGGAAGCGTTCAGAAGTTCAAAACGCCGTCCATGGACGTCCATATGAACCCAACTTCCTGATGGGACTTAATAACGTACGCAAAATAACGGACGGTATGCAGGACTTTACGGCAAGACGTGAAGATAGTTCATTAGTCTATCGTCCTCACTTTGACATGTCACAAGGAAACTCCGGTCCATATTTTGACAATTCCCCACGAGTCCCGGGTCAGGCTAACCTTTTTTGGGAAGAGAAGCCAAAGGTCAGTAAGATGAGCAAGGTGACGATGAACTACGATGCCAAAAAAGAAATGACTCCTATTGCATGAACTTTCAGCCGACCCCGCATCCGGTGCTTGTCGCACCCTCGGTTCAGGACATCAGGTCTCTGACTGAGAAGTTTGGTGCGGGTAAGGTCGCTGAATTGCTTACTCTCCGTGAGGACAAGATTCTCGCCGAAAAACTAGACCCGTATCGTCACGGTTTTGACCTTCCGCATTGGAAGGAAGCCGACAATCTGCTGAAAGAGTGCAACGAACTGCTTGTCCTTGGCGGCAATCGTGCCTCCAAGACTGAATGGGCGGCCAAACGTGTCGTCCAGACGCTCATCAACACTCCAAATGCCCGTGTCTGGTGCCTCCATACGACCAACAAGTCGTCCATCGAGATGCAACAGAACGTCGTCTACAAGTATCTGCCTTCGGAGTACAAGGAACTGCGTAAGAACAAGGTAACGAACGTCCAGTACACCCAGAAGAACGGTTTCTCTGACGGAACGTTCATTCTGCCTAACAAAAGCCAATGTTTCTTCATGAACTACGCCCAGAAGCGTGAGGTCATCGAAGGTGGCGAGGTCGACCTCATCTGGTGCGACGAATTGGTGCCCTTGGACTGGGTCGAGACGCTCCGCTACCGAATCGTCACCCGTCTAGGCAAATTAGTAACTACTTTCACCCCGATTCACGGATACAGTCCTGTCGTCAAGGAGTACGTCTCCGGATGCAAGTTCACGGAGTTCAAAGACGCTGAACTTCTTGGACCCGGGGTTCATGTGACCGGATGTCCGTCTGGAACCATGCCTTACAAGGCAAAGTGCCACGGCCGAAGTGCCATGGTCATGTGGTTTCACTCTCAACTTAACCCTTACAACCCCTTCAGCCAGTTAAAGAAGATGCTGGAGGCCAAAAAGCCTTATGAAATCAGAATCCGAGCGTATGGATGGGCAGACAACGTCACGGGGAACCAATTCCCGAGGTTCACGGAAGCAAACGTCATCTCCCCGGACAAAATCCCGAAAGAAGGCACCAACTACATGGTCGTCGACCCAGCCGGGGCCCGAAACTGGTTCATGCTGTGGCTCCGTGTCTCGGAAACGGGCGAAATGTACGTCTACCGGGAATGGCCGGACCTGTCGGAAGGCGAATGGGCCATGCCGGACTCGTCGCCGGACGGAAAAGCAGGTTCTGGACAACGCAATAACTGCGGACGCTCAATCGAAGATTACAAGATACTTGTCCGAGAACTCGAAGGAAGCGAAGAAATCTGTGAGCGATTCATCGACCCTCGGGCTGGAGGCTCTAAGGCTTCAATGGACGACGGTGGCATCTCACTCATCGAACTTTTGGACTCGGGTGAAGCACCTATGCACTTTCGCCCGGCCGCTGGTATCCGCATTGAGCAGGGTGTGGCGATGATTAACGACGGTTTCGCCTACGACAACCATCAGCCGCTTACTTCAGTCAATCACCCTAATCTTTACGTTTCCGAGGACTGCCAGAACCTGACCTACTGTCTCCGTGAGTGGACGGGAAAGGACGGCGACAAAGGGGCTACCAAGGACCCTGTCGACTGCCTACGTTACCTCATGGTCATGGACCCGGAGTATCAGGGACACGACGCCATGCGTTCTTGGGGCGGAGGCTCTTACTGACATGCTCAAACCACCCGCACTACTGACTCGCTCCCAAGCGATGAACATGACCGGATTCGGACGGAAAATCATCGAAAAAATGGCAGACCAAGGCAAGGTTCGCACTTATCGTACCAAGGGCAATCACCGGAGATACCACCGGGACGACTTTCTAAAACTACAATCTACTAATGAAGAACGACAGCAATAACGAGGACAAGTTCGTCTATTCGACGGGCAAGCCCGACGTAGGATACCTTTTCCAAGAGTTTCAGCGTTCGCTGAACCACGGGTCCAACACGGCCCGAGTCATCGACAACGACAACATCCGTTTTGCTCGCTGGGAAGGCCAGTCCGGCGACGGCAAGAAGCACAGCGACATGCGTCCTGACGGCGACCCTGCGTTTCCGTTCGAGGGTGCGTCCGACGTGCGTGTTCGTCTCGTCGACAACACCATCAACGAAATCGTCTCCATCCTGATGACGACTTTCGACCGATGCAACATCCGCATCAACGGCACCGAAATCAACGATGCTGGCCCCTCTGCCGGAGCCAACGTGTTGATGAACTGGATGGTCAACAAGATTAAGGCCGACCTCCGCAACGAAGCCGAACTTGCCGCTAACTACACCCAGCAGTACGGATGGTCTGCCATGCACGTCTTCTGGGAGCAGGAGATGGGCACTCGTTTCCAAGTCGTCCGTGCGGAAGAAATCGCCGCACTCGCCCAGATGGCCGCACAACAGGACCCTACCAGCCCTCTGGCCGGACTGATGGAAGCCATCGCCGACAAGACGAAGGAGCAGTATGCCGCCGACCTCATCACGATGTATCTGAAGGACATGGCCCTCAAGGACGTGCTTTCTGCCGTCCGTGAGATGCGTGAAACCGGCGTGGCTCACATTCCGGAGCAGTATGTCGCCAAGAACATGCCTCGCATCGTGGCCCTCAAGCCGTTCGACGAGATTTCGTTCCCTCCTGAAACCATCGACCTTCAGAATGCCCGTGTGGTCTTCCGTCGCACGTTCATGACCGAACTCGAACTTCGCCAGATGGCCGCATCGGACAACTGGGACAAGGAGTTTATCGAAGAAGCCATCAACACCGCCGGGATGTTGAACTCGTTCAACGACCCGAACATCCTGCCTTCTGCGGCCTTGTTGAACTATCAGATTAACCGCAACGACAACCTTGTCGAAGTCGTCTACGCTTATGCCCGACTTCTGGACAAGGACGGCATCCCGGGCATCTACCAGACTGTTTTCTGCCCTATTGCCGGAACCGAGCGTTTCGCAAAGCATGAACTGCTTGGCTATGCTCACGGCAAGTATCCGTTCGTGGTGTATCGCCGTGAACGTGTCCGTCGTCCTATCATGGACTGCCGTGGCGTTCCTGAACTTGCCGCCATCGACCAGTTGGAAGTCAAGGCACAGAAGGACTCTATCCGTGACCGCACCGCCTTTGTCACGATGCCTCCTGTCATGGTCAAGAAGCGTCTCGGAGGTCTTAACCGTGTCGCTCCGGGCGTACATCTGCCCGTGACGTCGCCTGACGACTACCGATTCATGCCGCCTCCCGGTGGCGAGACTACGACTGCGTTCAATCTTATCAACATGGTCGAGATGAACAACGCCCTCTACTTCGGCCTTACGCACCCTAACGTGCCGCAGGTCAAGACGCAGGTGACTCAGCAGTTGCTCGTCAACAACTGGCTGTCCGTATGGAGCGAGACATTCAGCATGATGTTCTCGCTGACCATGCAGTACATGGAGCCCACCGAGGTCGAGCGTATCGCCGGAGTCAAACTGCCGCAGAACGTGTCCGAAATCTCGTCGATGTTCGACTTCCATGTGAAGTACGACGTCCGTGACATCGACGCCTCTTACGTCATCGAGAAACTCAAGGCTATCACGCAGTTCGTCCTTCCGCTTGACGCCGGAGGCATCATTGACCGCAACAAGTTGGTCAAGGCCGCCGTCGAAGCCATTGACCCGGACAAGGCCAAGGAACTCATCATGCCCGCCGGAGCCGCCAGCCAGAAGGTCTATCGTGACATCCAGTCCGACATCGGCCTGATGATGCTTGGCATGGAAGCCAACTACGTCGAGAATGACCCTGCCGCCGGAGCAAAGATGCAGTACATCCAAGACATCGTCGGCAAGAACCCTCAGGCCCAGCAAAGGCTTCAGCAGGACCCGCACTTCCGTGCGTTGGTCGAGAACTACATTAAGAACCTGCAAATGTCCGTCTCTCAGGAACAGAACAAGGTCATCGGCCGTACTGGCGTGACCCCTATTGGTGAACAGGCCGGAAACCAGATGCAGGGCCAAATTGATGCCGCCAATGAAGCCGAGCCTACCGCCTGAAATCCTCCACGGGTTCTCGTTTGACCCTAATAACAACTCCTTATGGAGAGCATTACATATGCTTATCGACGCCTCAATTGAATCTGAGGTTGCCGCTACCATCTCCAAGGAGAACCGTGGGGAAGACAGGGCTTGGTACGCTGGCCGGGCCGATGGTCTTGCCACATTCAAGACCATCCTGATTGAAACCCGCAATCAGGTGCTGTCCGAGCAGGGTCGACCCGAGGAAAACCATAATCCATCCGGAAATGGTTCTTCGATTTAAGGAGCCTTGCATTAAGAAATGCTGGGCACATTTTGTAAGTAAGGTTCTGGAACCTCAAAATCCTGCTAAAAGACTTACGACTTATTCGTATGGAAAACCAAAACGCCGATTCGGGACAGGCTCAAAACGCCCCGGAAGCCAAGCCCATGTTCTCTGGGCTCACAGTAGACCAAATCGCTGACCAGTTCAGCACCTCTTTCCTGAGTGAACCCGGAAAGACGGACCTCGAAGGGTCCGAGATAAAGCCTGAGGAAGAAACGGCCGAAACTGAAGCGACGGCCGAAAGTGAACAAGAGGTTCTTTCACAGGACGAAACTAATGAAACCACGGAGGATGAGACTGAATCCGAATCCGAAGCCGAAAAGGCTAACGAAGACGAAGAAGGCGAATCCGAGCGTGGCCTCCCTAAAGGAGTTAAGAAACGCATCGACAAGTTGACCGCCAAACGGCGTGAGGCTGAGGCCGAAGTAGAACGACTTAAGTCGGAAATGGAGAATCTGCGGCAGGAGGCTTCTAAGAAGCCAGTCCAGAACCATGACCCTAAGAACCCCTACTCCAACCTTTCGAGCATGGACCTTATCCAAAAGGAAATGGAACAGGCTCGTCAGATTCGGCGATGGTGCGAACTGAACCCCGATGGGGCGACGGTTAAGGACAAGGAAGGCAACGAGACTGATTACTCTGCCGAGGACGTCCGTAACATCAAAATCAAGGCCATGGACGCTATGGAGGAACACCTGCCCAAACAGGCACGTTACCTCGAACAAGTGAATCACATGGACCAGATTGCTGTTAAGGAGTATCCTTGGTGGAAGGACAAGGCGGCTAAGGAGCGAGTAATCGCTGAAAAGTTCTTAGAAGCGTTTCCTGAAATCAGGCGGTTCCCTGACTACAAGGTGGTCGTTGGTGACTACCTCCGGGGCATCCAGTCCCGAGAAGCGGCTTCCCGGACCAAGACGGTCCAGCGAGCCCCTGTCCAGCCTAGACCCGGTGCTACCCCGGCCCAGCGTTCCGAAAGGGATGCCAAGTCCGACGGTGCTAAGGCTCGTTTCATGAAGTCTACGTCTAGTGACGACCTTGCGGACATCATCGCATCAAAGTTCCTCACCTAAAAACTCCTAAAGCCTACATACTACTATGGCCCTACTCACCGAACCCGGTTTCTCTAGCGGTAAGCGAGAAGAACTCGCTGACCTCATCGCCCTTGTCGACGCCAAGGACACCCCCTTCACCTCCATGGCGAAGAAGGGTTCCAAGCCCGGCAACACCCAGTTCCGCTGGCAGGTCGATTCCCTCCCGACTCCCAAGACCACGGGCGTCGTCGATGGTACCGACGTTTCCACCTACGAGAACTACGTCAAGGACGGTGCCACCGTCTACCGTGCCGAACTCAGCAACTACATTCAGATTTTCCGCCGTTCCGTGCGTGTGTCTCCTCTCACGGAGTCCATCGCTACCGTCGCTGGCGTGAAGTCCGAACTGGCTAACAACGTCGCCAAGGGCATTCAGGGCCTGAAGCGTGACATGGAAGCCACGCTCTGCTCGAACAACGGTGCCCAGTTGGACAACGGCACTAACCCGTACCTCACCCGTGGCCTCCACAAGTGGCTCCAGCCCATCGCCTCGAAGGATGCGACCCTTGCCGTCCCGGATGCGTTCTGCACCCCGGCCGCCAATCGTTCCACCGTCGGCACGGCCGCCCTCACCGAGTCCGTCGTCCAAGGCGTCCTGACTGGTATCTACAACCAGACTGGCCAGTTCAAGGACTACGACTGCCTCTGCGGCACGGCCCTCAAGCGAGCGTTCACCAATCTGGTGTTCACGACCCCGTCCTCGGGTTCGACCAACACCCAGACCGCTGTCCGCACGTTCAACCGTGATTCCTCGGCCTCGGCCTACATCTCGTCCGTCGACGTGTTCGAGGGCGACTTCGGCAAACTCCGTCTCCACCCCTCGCACTTCCTGAACTTCTCGGCTGGTGCGGGTAGCACGACCCACGGCTACGTCATCCCGTTCAACATGGTCGAAGTCCGCTACGGCGGTAACGTCGCTCAGGTCACGGAACTGACGAACAACGGCGGTGGCGAAGCCCGAATGATTGAAGCGGTTGCTGGCCTCTGCGTCTACAACCCGCTGGCGTTCGGCGTGTTCGACTTCGCCTCCTAATCCGAGGCGTGTCGGACTTCGTTCAAAGTCTGGCTGACGTGATTCCCTCCCACCTCCGAAACGAGGTGGAGAGGGAACTTCGTCTGGGCTTTAACGCTATGAGAATCAAGGCGGCCGCTGAAGCCAAGCAGACTGCCATTTTTCAAAATGCCCGGGATGCCAACAGCATCGAGGGCGTAGGCGAGAAACTCGGGTCCATCCCGGGTGACGCCTATCATTACTGGGGTCAGCGTCTCGGCTATGAATGCTGGAGCGATGACCAATTCGTCAAGGAGTTCTTCCGAGACAACCCAGAAACCGCCGTCCGGAACCGTGTAAAGCGGGCCACCGTGAACGGTGCAATTTTCACCGCAGACGGATACCTGACGTGAGGACTACCGACTTCTCCAACATCTTGTTCGAGGCCCTTCAATACGCAGGGCAGGACCGACACAACATCCGGCCTGAGACTTTCGCTCAGTTCCGGGACTTCTGCAACGCCCGGATTCGTTCCGTATGGGAACTGGCCAATTGGCCTGAAGTCGTAAGGCTTGCCGCCTTCACGACCGTCACCGACCCGGTGACTCAAGTACCCTACTTCACTCCTGCGGCCAATGTCGGAGAGGTGCTTAACGTCTACAATAAGAACCCTCAGGTCACGACCCGTGGAATCGACGTAGGCTATGAACTTTACAGCGACGGGACCAACGACAGGGTCATCCTAGGCCAGAAATTGCTTGATAGCGGCTTTTACAGGTACCGAATCAAACTGACTCCGTTCAATGGCGACCTTTACTCTAGCACGACTGTCTATTACATTGGTTCTCAGGCTTACTTTGACTCCGGGTCCAATAGCGGAACGTTTGTCCCGGTTGCTGGACGTCCTCATTCTGGCAACTTCTATGCGTGTGTAGCGACTACCAACGCAGGAGAAAACCCCACGACGCACCCTGCGAAGTGGTCCAAGATTGAGATTCCTTACACTTTCGGGCCCTACATGGCTTGGGGTTCTGCCGCCGACTGGATGGTTTCCGAAGGGAACGTCGAAGGTGCGGCCGTCCTCGAACAGAAGGCCAACGGAATCATTGACCTCGAACTCGACAAGGTCTTGCGTCAGCAGGGTCAGTTCGACAAAATCATCATGACTAAGACTTACTAACCATGGCAAACATCGCATTTAGCACTCCTTTCACCAAGTCCTTTACTCATACGGATGTCAGCGTCGGAACGTCCGTTGTAGAGATTCTGCCTCCCACCGCTAACGCTTACGACAAGCGTGTGATGCTGGTTGTCCAGAACAAGAGCAATACGGCAATCCTTCAGGTCATCTTTGCGACCTCCGGTTCCGTCGGCCTCGAACTCCAACCTAACCAGTCCTGTACGCTTGAGAACTACAACGGTGCCGTCCGGGCTATCTCGGATACTGCATCGACTGACGTTCATCTGGCTTACGCAACGGTCTGATGCGTCTGGGACTCTCCAGCATCGTTGGAGACGTTTTCGGCTCCGCTGGTCTTTCTGTTGATGGGCCCGCTGGACCTGTCAACTTCCCTGCCGCTGGGACTATCCTTGAGACTCTGACGGCACAGACATACCCGATTTCTGAGGGTGGGGGCTATGTAACATACAATTCTACCCAATACCCCAATCAGAACGCAGATGTCTATCGAAAGGCTAACGGAACTGGCGGTAACTATCTGGATTGGGCTAATGCCTTCAATCTGACATATAAGACTGGCACTTTTACTTCATACTCCAACTATTCTGCTTCTATTATCATTAATGGCACAAATTATGGGGCGGGATGCTCTTATTATGGCGATGTTGAACACGATGGTTCTGGTGGATTCAACGAAATAAACCAAAGCGGAGGATGTTCTTACGCAGGGTCACTTATTACAAGCGACTCTATTTCTGGTTCACAAACAATTAGCACTCCTATCGGTAATTATGCTTACGAAACTTGGACTGGGAATGACTGGTTTCACGATGGTTCTGGTGGATACTATTCCGTAAAAGTAAATGTAGTGACCCAAGGAAGCGGAGCATACATCGGGGATGATGGAACAAGTGGTTCTAGTTCTACGGAAGTTCCTAGTGGAAGCGGAAACTACTACTCTTTTTCAAGTTGGACTAGCATAACCTATTACTACAATGGTTCTGGTGGATACAATTCGTCTTACCAAGGTGCTTGGAACGCTTCTTACGGAGACTACATCACATATGACGGAACTTACTCCTACTACTGGGACGGCTCTGGGGGCTACTACTACTAAACTTTATGGCTACTGAACCTATCAACATCGCTACTGGCTGGAACGCCTTTGTTAAGGACAAGACCTGTCTTGGACTCAAGGACTTCCCGACTGGCGGCAAGTATTGGGGAACTCTTACCCTCATCAACAAGCCCACCGAGGCTGAACTGAAGGCCGAACTCGCCCGGCTCAAAATCTCTCTCCCTGCCTAATATGCTCATCGCTATCATCGTTTCGCTCGTTCTTGGTTTTGCTGGCGGCTTCTACGCTGGCCTTAAGAACGCTAACTCGTCTAAGGTCGCCAAGGCCAAGAGCATCTTCGAGGAAATCCACAAGTAATGCCCCCTGCCCCGCAATTTGCGGGCGATAAGGCGTTCATTGGACTTAACTCCCGTGACAACCCCATCGCCCTTCCGGCCGGGTTCGTGTCACGGTCTGAGAACATGCGTATCGACCGTGGTACCCTCACGGTACGCAAGGGACTTGAACGCCTTACTGACGGCGGCCTGATTAACCAGACCGTCTATGGTAGCGGCGTGTACATCAACGGGTCTGGTCAGGAAACCATTGTGGTTTGCCTGACGTCGAGCCTGTACACCTTTAACCCTGACACCAACGTACTAGTAGGGCCCATCAACTATCCGTCAGGACAGACTATCACGGACCCTGACGTCGTGACCGTCTTTCAGGCGATGGACAAGGTCTACATCACCCGTGGTTTTGGGTCTAGACCCTTTGAGTTTAACTACACGTCTGGGAGTGTTATTGCACTTCCGACAAGTGGTCATCAGTTTCCCAATGCCGTCTATGGCATCTACTACGGAAACCGTATCATCGTTCAGGACTCGGTAGACTCCGTGGCAGTCAGCCATTACCTAGAAGCCACCTCTTTTAACCAAACGGACATCTTCAAGATTAACGACGGCGGCAACGACCGTCTGGTCAGCGTCTGTGCTTGGACCCTGAATGAGTTCGTCGTGATGATGCGTAACAGCATCTTCTACGTCTCCGTCGGTTCTGGCAGTTACGACACCGGGGACAACATCGCCGCCGATGCCTATGTGAAGTCGCTTGCTACCGACGTGGGTTGTGCGGCAAAGCGTAGCGTAGTTCAGGCTGGTGGGAGCATCCTGTTCCTGTCGGACAACGGTGTCTACGCCCTCAATCCTCAGGCCGCCGGAGCCGGAACCACCAATACTCCTGAAGGCATGCGTCTCCTTACTGTGGCTGAACCTCTTTCGGCCCCCATTGATGACGTCATCCAGCGAATCAACAGGACCTACGCCCACCGTTCCGCAGGAATCTACTGGAACAACAGGTACTATCTGGCCGTTCCGTTAGACGCCAACACCAAGAACAGCCACATCCTAGTCTACAACTTCATCAACAAGGCTTGGGAGTCTATTGACAGTTTCCCTTCCGGTTTTGACGTTCAGAACTTTGTGGTAGCCAAGAAGGGTTCTCAGCGTCGTCTGTTTGCCTTGGATGACACTCAGGGCTTATTTTTGATGGAGGAACTTGATGCTGATGAATACGGTCAGGCTACCGGAACGCCACTTCTTCCATTCTATCTTCCTGAGACACTTAGTGCGGCAAGTTTCCGTGAAAACCTTATTGCAGGTTCTTGCGAGACAAGGACTTACATATTCGACATCATGGAGTCCAAACGCTACGCCAGCCTTGAGTACGACTTGGCAATTCCTTCCGGGTCAGCAATTCGTGCGTCTGCCGTAACCTTGAACCCGGACAAAGTCAGGGTTCTGGATGAGTACGGAGCAGACGCTGACGGCCAAGACGCTACTAGGCGTGTTCCGATTCGCATGACCGCATACGGTATCCGGATTCGGTTTGAGAACCTAAGCAAGCGACCAACCATCCGTGGAGTTCTAGTTGACGCCATCGTGCCCGGAAGGAATACTAAGAGTTCAGACTAACATGCCTCAATTTAACAAAGGAGACACTTTTGCCGACGGCCAGCAGGTTACTGGTACCCGCCTCAATAACCTCATTGATGGGGCTACCTTGCTTGTGGGTGCTATCGCTGACCAGCCTAGCCTTACGGCTAACACTCTTGAATCTACCGATGGCCTAATCGTCAATGACGCCGGGGCCCTTAAAAAAGCAACTATCGGAGACATCCTCAACAGCGAACTTGATGCGAAACTAGATGTTGCAACCATAGCGACCCTTAAGTCTGGGCATGTTGAAGGCGTACTTGGGTCTGACGTAAACTTGATTCCTTTAGACGGAACTACCGTAACCGGAAAGACCTTTACTTCGGTTGATGGCATAACGGCAATCGTCACTTCAGTCGCACATGGTCTTGTGACCAACATGCTTTTGACGTTTACCGCCTCAAACCCGGTCTACGATGGTACTTATCTGATTACCGTTCTTACGGCAGATACCTTCTCTTACGTCATTACCCAGACTACCCCGGTAGCGGCTAGTGGCACCTTGTCCTATGTTAAGAAAGGTTCTGTTAATGTTGATGGCAACGTCTACGTTAAAGAAGAACTTAACGTTGGAGGCAGAACCAATCTTAACACTCTTAATGTTTCCAGCAATTCTGTCTTTTCAGGAAACACTAACTTTACTGGCGTATTTCAAGTCAATGGTCAAGTTGGATACGTTTTGACAGAAGTAATTGAGGAAACAATGAACTATTACACGAATAGTTCGCTTCCCATTACTTGGACTAACGTAATGACGACTGCTTCTTACACGAAGCCAGCAGGAGAGATTTGGCTCATCGAGGCTTTTGTTGGATACATGAGAAACATGGGTCCACACCTTGCCGTCAGACTCAACCAAACGACTCCAGCGACAACGCACCTCGTACACTTAGACACGGAAGGAGGAGGAAGTCAGTATTTCCATCCAGAGGCATTTCAGTTTTCTTTTGTAATCCAAGCGGCTACAACCTTTACGAGTACTTTTACCATTGATGCAAGGCATGCGGCTGTTGGATACCGAATTGATTTTGGACAGTACAACTTCTCCTCGTTCTGGGCTGGCGTATTCACAGACGTGACCCCGCCACCAGTCAGGTTTCGCATCTACAAGTACAAGACGGCCTGATGCTTCTGACCGAACTGGTGAAGTTCATCAGGGAGGCAGAGGAGCATAAGAACGGGTCTGCCTTCCCTTGGAAAGACGACGCTCTAGGTCAGTATCTGGCTTGGGCGTTTTCCAAGGACTATTTGTTCCTGTACCTTGACGGGCCCGAGCCAAAAGGCATATCGGTAGTATACCCATTATCTAAGCCTTACAATGGCACCCCGGCAGAACTTCTTCCATCCGACGAGGAGGTTCCAAAGGCGGATGAAGCATCCAAGGACCTGATAGTCATGGATACCATCTTCAGGGATGACAAGGCCCGGCAGACTCTTACTTCTCAGTTCATGGTAAGGTACCCCAACTGGAAGGAGCAACGTAAGTTTGCCGTCAGAAAAGGTGTTGTATCGCTACTGAACAATCGTTACTTTGAACTTACAAAAGGACTGAACACATGAGTTTTCCCCGCATCTTTAACGTCCCTTCTAAACTAGGTTGTTGCGGTCCTTTGGCTCTTGTTGGTGCCGCCGTAGGCAAAGCGGGCATTATTAAGGGTGTAGGCATGAAGGTGGGATTGATGGCTGGTGCGGCCATGGATTCGTCTAGGAAGGCAAGCAAAGCCGCCAAGGGCATCTCTGCCCCTAACGCTCGTTCCTACTACGGTGAAATGTCTGGAGCCCTTGAAGCCCAGCAAGCCATTCTCCCTGACATCGCCGCCGCCGAACGGGAAGCGATGCCGATGTATCGGCAGTTGCAGGAAGAATCTCTCATGGGCCAGTTGGGCACCATGGAGAATCTTTACGATAAGTATGCTCCGTCAGGTGCGGCCATCAGTCAGTATAACCTAGCACATATGGCTCCGGCCTATCAACAGGCGGCTGGAATGGCTAGGGATACCTACATGTCTGGCATGGCTCCGGGTTCTGCCGGACTTCTTTCTACGGCGATGGGTCAGGCACAGCGTGACCTTGATGCTGGCGTTTCCCTGACTCCCCAGATGCAGACGATAGCCCAGCAGTCTGCCCGGGCCGCTATGGCCGCCCGTGGCCTTACTGGCAATCAGGCTGTTGGTCAGGAAGTCCTTAACTCCTATCGCCTTGGTCTAGCCCGTGA